ATCCAGATAGACTCCTATGGGGAGTTTATCAATTTGCAGTAACATGTATAATTATAGGATTAATAGCATGGCCAATAGTGGTTTGGGCTGAACAAGTATGGACAGACTTCAGCCCTGAACCTGAGGCAATAGAGATTGTAACTGATGAAACTCCAACAACAGATCCGGATATACAACCGTCGACGGTTGAAGGGTCAGATAGTGAGGGTTTAGACAAAGAAAAGTATAGACAATACTTTGAAGACAAGTCTCTTGTGCTTATGGTCTTAGGTGGTCTTGAATATTGGAAAATGAATTGTGGTGAACTATCAGACCCAGGAAATTATTTTATGAATCTTGCTATTAAAAAACATGACATAGATCCAGAAGAAATGGATATGACTGCAAGTTTTCAAACTGGTTTATTTGCTGCACAATTATATAATAACTGTGATATATTTTTAGAGCAAACAAAAAGTATTGGTTTAGATATGATGCTTAAAAAATAAGTATGTACAATAACGTTTATTGTGATATAATATACCCATGATATTATTCAAAGAACTTACTTACAAGAACTTTCTCTCAACAGGCAACAACCCAATAATAATAGATCTCAATAAGTCGAGATCTACTCTTGTTGTTGGTACAAATGGTACAGGTAAATCTACCATTCTCGATGCCATATCATTTGCTTTATTTAATAAGCCACATCGTAATGTCAAAAAGGGTGGCTTAGTTAATTCAGTAAACGGTAAAGGTTGTGTGGTCACTATAGAATTTGATACTGCCGGACATACTTGGAAAATAATACGTGGTATTAAACCAAATAAGTTTGAAGTATATCAAGATGGTAACATGATAGATCAGCAGACTAATGTTAGAGACTATCAAAAGTTCTTAGAGCAAAACATATTAAAGCTTAATCATAAATCATTCCATCAAATTGTCGTTCTCGGTTCGAGTTCGTTTATACCATTCATGCAATTGAAAGCGTGGGATAGACGTGATGTCATTGAAGATCTATTAGACATTGGTGTATTTAGTAAGATGAAGACTGTATTAAAAACACGTAATGCTCAAGCTAAAGAATGGGCAAAGAATTCACATGTTGCATCGAATAATCAGAAAGATAAAATAGAACAACAAAAAAAATATATAACACAATTAGAAGAGATTAATAAAGATGCAAAGCAATCATTTAATGAGGACATAGCAGATCTTCAAAAGAAGATAGATTCTGCAAAAACTAAATTGGATAAATATCCTGATGGCTTACGTGGCAATCTCAATTCCTTAAGGAAAGTCAGAGAAAGTTTAACTGATGCTAAGGGTAGATGTAATCATGTTATGAAAGAGCTTGTTGGTAGAGCTAAGTTTTTTGAGGATAATGATGATTGCCCTACATGCACACAAGAGATTAATAAACAATTAAAGACTGCAATGCTTATTGAAGTCAAAGACCAAGCAAGGAAAATACAACAAGAGATTACCCACAACACAGCAAAGATGGATTCTACTGTTGATACCTTAGATGGTGTACAGACACAGATATCTGAAATGGCTGATATTAATTCTAAGATCTCGGCTCATACAAATAATATGACTGCATTAATCAATAAGCAAGTCAAAGAAGTTGATATTGATAAGCCAGCTAAAGAGCTCGTGGATATGACCTATGATTTAATTGATATACAGGACAATCTAACTGAAGCTCAGGATGAGATATTATATAACGAAATAGCCGCTGAGATGCTCAAGGATACAGGTATTCGAACGAAAATAATTAGAGAGTACTTACCGGCGATGAATGCCCTTATAAACAAGTACTTACAGGTACTTGAGTTTTTTGTGGCATTCCATTTAGATGATAACTTTCAAGAGTCAATCAAGTCAAGACATAGGGACGAATTTGTATATGACAATTTCTCAGAAGGTGAGAAGATGCGTATTGATTTAAGTCTACTGTTTGCATGGAGACAGATAGCAAAGATGAAAAACTCTACAAACACAAATCTGTTAATCCTTGATGAGACATTTGATTCATCTCTAGATGATGATGGTACAGACAATCTAATGAAGATCTTAAAGACACTGGAAAGTCATACCAACACATTTATTATCTCTCATAAGCCAGACTTCCTTGAGAGTAAGATGGAAGACAAGATCCAGTTTGTCAAGAAAAACAACTTCTCCGCGATTTTCTAGTAGAATATTATTCTACAAACAACGGCTTTCATAGAAAAATCTTACTATTTTCGAAAATAGTTCTACGGCGCACCGCAAACTATGATATAATATACCTATATTATGATGAAAAAGGAAATGAATAACGGACGGACTGGGCACTTGGGGAGCCCCGCAGATTGTAAACCTGTCGCCTCTGGCTGTAGTGGTTCGACTCCACTTCTGTCCACCAATCGTTTGCGGGGTACCGCACTCGTTAAACCTAGACCAGAGCATATATTCTCTGGCACATCAACTCGCCGCATCTGGACCAGTAACTTTCCACACAAGCGGGTCAAACTATGATATAATGGTACATATAAAATAAAAAAAGGACATATTATGAATAAAGTGATTGAAGAATTAATGAGAAAATATCCTAAGAAGGTTGAATTCTCAGCAAAAATGATTAAAGAAGCTGCGGAGGCTATTGGTGAAAATCCTAGGTCTGCGTATGTGAATATTAGATATACACACAATGCACCTACAGTGCGTCGCGGTGTATATAACTTGGAAACTATGATGCCAAAATCAGCTCGTCCTAAAAAGGTTGCTGTTGAAATGGTCAAAGGTGTTGAGTCAGTAACAAACGATGAAGTTTTTGTTCCTGAATTTGATGCTACTTTTGTTCCATGGGGAAACTTTACTGAGATAGTAAAAGTTCTTAAGTCTGGTATGTTTTACCCAACTTATGTATCTGGATTATCTGGTAACGGTAAGACTTTCCAGATCGAACAGGCATGTGCGAAATTAAATCGTGAATATGTACGTGTTCAGATTTCTCCTGAGACTGACGAAGATGATCTTATCGGTGGTTTTCGTTTAATCAAAGGTGAGACAGTTTTTCAAAAAGGTCCAGTTATTAAAGCGATGGAAGCTGGTGCGGTCTTAATGATCGACGAGATTGATCGTGGTACAAATAAAATTATGTGTTTACAAGGTGTGCTTGAAGGCAAACCAGTTCTGATCAAAAAGACTGGTGAAGTTATTGAACCTAAAGATGGTTTCAATATAATTGCTACCGCTAACACGAAAGGTAAAGGTTCAGAAGATGGACGTTATTCTGGTGCGTCGGTTATTGACGATGCATTCCTAGAGCGTTTCACTATTACTCTTGAACAGACTTTCCCTACAGTTGCTACTGAAGAAAAAATTGTCATGAAACATATGGCTAAGTTTGAAAAAGTTGATGAAGAATTTGCTAAGCTACTTGTTGGTTGGGCAGATGCTATTCGTAAGACTTTTTATGATGAAGGTATTGACGAAGTTATTTCAACTCGTCGCTTGTGCCACATCGTTCAGACTTATTCAATATTCAACAAACGTGATAAAGCGATTGCTCTTTGTGTGAATCGTTTTGACGAAGATACTAAAGAAGCATTTATTGATCTTTATGAGAAAGTTGATGCTACTATTAATGCTCCTTCGGAAGAAGAGCTTGACGAAGAAGAATTATTACTTAGGTCAGCAATGATTGCTGATGAAGATAAAGATAACTGGGAGGACGAATAATTATGAATTTATCTGCTCAAGAATATTTAGCTAAATTACTTGCCAAGGAGAATTTAACGGTTCGCCATGGCAATTACTCAACAGCTTCATTCGAGCCAGTTAATCGTATTTTACGTCTTCCACTTTGGAAAGATAAAGGTAAAGATGTTTATGACTTACTAGTTGGACATGAAGTTGGTCACGCGCTTTATACTCCTGCTGACGGATGGCATGATGCTGATAAGAAAATTGGTAAAATTCCAAGATCTTATTTAAACATCGTTGAAGATATCCGTATCGAACGTATGATCCAAGAGACATATCCTGGAATCATTCGTCGTTTCAAAGCTGGTTATAAAAAATTATTTGATGATGATCTTTTTGGTACTAACGAGAGAGACATCAACAAAGCTGGACTTATGGACAGACTTAACGTATCTTCGAAAGGTCGTGGATATGTTCCTGTTGAATTCTCAAGTGAAGAATCTCCATTAGTGAAAGAAGCTATGGAAGTTAAAACATGGAATGACGTTGTTGCTGTTTGTAAAAAACTATTTGATTTTATTGAAGAGAATAAAGAAGAGAAAGAGGAAGACGATATGCCTATGGAGAAATCTGAAGGTAATGGTGATCCTGAAGAATCTTCTGGTGAATCTTCAACTGAGTCTGGTGATGAGCCTAGCGATGATGAATCTGAATCTGAAGGTGAATCTGAAGGTGACGATGATTCTGACAAAGGTAAAAAGCCTAAAAAAGAAGAAGCTCCTGAAGGTCATGAGACTTGGACTGAAGATACTCACAGAGAACGTGAAGAAGATTTACTTGAAAAATCTCCTGAAAGAAACTACGAGAAAAGTGGTCAACCACAATACTCAAGCGGTATGTCAGAAAAGAACATGGACAAGATCCTTTACACTTATGATGTTGCTAAAAAATTACGTGACGAGCGTGTTGAAGAAGATGATTCTGATTCATATTCTCCTTATGTGAGCGAAGCTTGTATGGAAGATTGGTCAGAGAATAAAATAACTTATAAGACTCAAGCGAATCTTATGGCAAAAGATTTCGAACGTAAGAAAGCTGCGTTTGAATATTCTCGTGCGAGAACTGCAAAATCTGGTAAACTTGATCCTTTAAAGTTACACCAATACAGAACTTCTGAGGATATCTTTTTGACTACTACTCAGTTGGCACAAGCAAAGTCACATGGAATTATAATGTTCCTTGACCTTTCTGGTTCAATGTGTGAGATCATAGAAGATGTTACTGCGCAAGCAATCACTATCGCTATGTTCTGTCGTCAAGTGAACATTCCTTTTGAGGCATATTCATTTACTACTACTTCATACTGGAGACAAGAAGCTACAGGCATTCGTGAGATTAAATCTGAAGCTTCTGAAATTCAGGCTGAAGGTGTTAAAGTTGTTGAGATGTTCTCTGGTAAAATGAATAAAAAAACTTTTGATGAAGCGGCTTATACTTCTTTCGCAATAGCTAAAGCACATTCATATAGCAGTCGTATGAAGTATCATTTGTCAGCTCACTATCTACATGGTGTCGATGGTATGGGTTCAACTCCTCTTATTCAAACTGCAATGCTTGCTTATAAAATAGCTAAGAAATTTACAAACAAACATGCAATACAAAATACAAATATAATGTTTTTGACTGATGGATATCCTGATGGAATTCGTGTTGAAGAAGATGAAACTTCTGATGTTCAAACTTCACGCGAGTTAATGATTAACTTTGAAGGTAAAATGTTAAAAGGCCAAAGCGGTCGTGAGATTTATAAGAATGTTTTACTTAGACTTAAAGAATTAACTGGTGCTACTCTTATGGGTTTCCACCTTGCGTATGATGCATCTACTTTCGGACAAGGTTATGTTAACGTTGATGAAGATAAAGATTGGCCTGATGTGATCAAGGCTTGGAGAAAAGCCGGGTTTGGTGCTTGGAAAAAATGTGTTGGTTATGATAATTATTTCATAATTAAGATTAACAGGTCTGCAAGGTTTGACTCTGATACTTTTGAACCTAAAAAGGCAGAGACAATAAATGATCTTAAGAGAGAATTTAAAAAGTTTAACAAGACTAAAAAAGGTAACAAGCAATTAATTGCCAGGATTACTGACGCGGTTGCAGCATGAAGAAATTAATTTGTCTTTTTGCTCTAGCTGCTCTTAATTCTCAAGCGGATATTGTAAAGAATTATTCTTGGCTTGGAAATGTTTATGAAGCATCATCTACTAATGTTGTAGCTAAAACGATTAGTCCATTAAGAGATGATGTTATTCAATTTGATTTGATTAGTTCCGATTGCCTATGGGGCGTTGGCGGAGGAGGACACGCAGATGATTGTGATAAAAATTATACTGTCGATCATCCTGGAGATGTCTTCCGATCTCAGATTAGACTTGAAAAACCATTTAAACAAAATGTCGATCGAGAATTTTCTTTTAGTTTTAAAGATATAAGTGAAGACGATGGACTTGGATATAAAGCTATTGGCATTACTATCTTTGAACTCTATCCTAAATGGATAGCGTCAGATCCATTAGGACAAGGACCTACTCATCACATTTGGTATGATCCTAAATCCAAAAATATATTCGCTGATAGTAATTGGCAAATATATAAATGCGGTGCATGTAACAATATCCCTGGACATATTTTAAGTAAGATGACAGATGGTTGGAATACATTTGTCATACAAACAAATCAAACATCAAAAGACAACGGCTATTTAAAAATTATCCATAATGGAAATGTAATAGTTGATCTTAAAGGTAAGACCTCATACGATGCACCACAAGGATATCAAGCTTGGTGGGGAGCATACGTATGTTGTAGCTTTACAAAAAAAGGTGAACCGAACCACAGATTTCTTTTTAAAGACATACTCTCGTTTCACCAGAAACCTTATCAACCTAAAATAAGTTTATAAAAGTATGTACTTTAAGCTTTTATGTGGTATAATAGTACCATAATGAAAAAGGAATTATATGAAATTTAATGAATTGAAAAACATTCAACAGTTGACAGACTATGTTGAGAGTACTTACTCTAAGCATTATGCATCTGCGAATGGTGTACAAAGTATGGATCTAATCTCAGCTTCTGGCTTAGGATTAGATTTTTGTCTTGGCAATGTATTAAAATATGCGTCAAGGTATGGTAAAAAGAATGGAGCTAATCGTGAAGATCTAATGAAGATCATGCATTATACACTCCTAGCAATTAATGAACATGACTTAAAGGAGTCCAGTAATGAAATTTAGTAATGAAATAAAAGATGTATTGAGTAATTTTCAAACGATCAATAGCAACATTGCTCTCGGTGAAGAAGGTGGAATGATTAGATCGATGTCTACCTCAAAAACACTCATGGCAAAAGCTAACGTACAACCCGAAGCGCCATACGAATGGCCTTATGCATTTGGCATTTATGACTTAGGTGAATTCTTAGCATGTCTTAATATGTTTGAAGATCCTACTCTCAACTTTGATGAAGATAAAAAGTTTGTTACAATCACAGATGGTATTACACAATTCAAATACTTCTTCTCTGATATTGACATTCTAACTGTTCCTACGAAAGATATTGATTTGCCATGTGCTGATATTCAATTTACTCTTACGTTAGACCAGTTAAACCAGTTGCGTAAAGCTTCTGCTACTCTTAAAACAAACCAATTAAGTATTCGTAAAAACGATAGTGCGGCATTTATTGAATGTGTTATTGTTGATAAACAGAATCCAACTTCAAATCAATTCTCTATGAACGTCTCAAATTGTAGTATAAATACTTCTGCAGACTTTGATTTGGTTCTTGATATGAATAATTTTAAATTCGTTAATGCTGACTCGTATGAGTTTGGTATTGACAAGAAGCTTATCGCTTCTGTAATGGCCGGCAACACACAATATTGGGTTGCTCTTGATAAAACAACGACATATAAGGAGATATAAATGGCAAAGGAAGTTGTTAAAGATGGTTTAGTTGAACAACCTACAACCGAGGCACCAGTGGAAACAGTAGAAACTCCCGCTGAGCCGCAGATTCATACTATTAGTTTAGGTGATCTAAATGCTGTTATTCGAATCATTGATGTTGTCACTAAACGTGGTGCAATCAATGGGGACGAGTTAGCTGATGTTGGTGCAGTACGTAATAGAATTCAAGCATTCATTACAGCATCTACTCCAGCGGTTGAAGAAAAACCAGCTGAGTAAGTATGTACAATTAGTAAAAGCATGGTATAATAGTACCATGCAAAATTATATTATGAGGTCAATGTGAAAGAATTTCTATTTGTAGAAAAGTATAGACCACAAACCATATCGGATTGCATTCTCCCTAAAGGACTCAAAGATACCTTTGAACAAATTGTCCAAAAGGGGGAACTTCCGAATATGATGTTTACAGGTTCTGCTGGCATAGGTAAAACTACTGTTGCCAGAGCATTATGTAATGAATTAGATCTTGACTATATGATGATTAATGGTTCCGAAGATGGAAACATTGATACCCTTCGTGGTAAGATTAAACAGTTTGCAAGTACTGTATCATTGCATGGTGGACAGAAAGTTGTTATCCTCGATGAGGCTGATTACTTAAATCCTCAATCTACACAACCCGCATTACGTGGGTTCATTGAAGAGTTCTCTTCGAATTGTAGATTTATATTAACTTGTAATTTTAAGAATCGTATAATAGATCCTCTCCATTCGAGATGTTCTATATATGAATTTAATTTAGGAAACAAGG